AAGTTCGTCTCTAATTTCATCGACTGTGCTCCCGGGACAGTGGAATTTTGGAAACATCCAAATGAATATTGCCCTTCCAGGTCTGTCTGCGAGGGGAACCATCTCTAGTTCCTCCAAAGCTTTCTTGCAAACGCCAGGGTACGCTAATTCATACTCGCTGGCCAGGCCCTCCAAGACTGGGAACCTGTGTGCTGTGCTATAGCTGATCCTTATGGATTCCAGCTCCAGCATATCAAGCCCCGACGGCATGAAACAGCACCCTCTCAAACATCTGAAATTACCATTGTATCCGGGGTAACTCGAATGTGAGGAATTCCACCCGTGGCCTTGCAAGAAACGAAAAACCAGGGGGTAAATGCAGGGTGGTGTCGCTTTTTCGACTATCCACCACTGTGAGCCGTCCAATGACGTTCTCAAGGCCAAGGAACTGCCTCTTTGTCTCCGCAGGACACTAAATCCTATGGAGCAGGCACATTCCTCTTCTGAACTCTCTTCTTCATAGTCAAGAGCGTCCAGGATGTCGACGTGTTCGTCGCAGGAACTATCATCGCTCTCAGTGTCTGAGCGAGAATCATCAAATAAAAATATATGTGGGGGGTTGGTTTCTATTGTCGGATAATGCATGATTGTTCGATCGGCAGCTGTATTGTCTCCACAGCTCCAGTGCACGCCTGTATATCGGCACTTTGGAAAGAGGTGAATGTTGGCCTCAAATATTTTCGTCCGTCTCGAGTCGGACCGCGCAAATTACGTTCCCTACCACAGGAACTACACTTCGCAGTCGCGTCCAACAAGGATGCAAGAACTATCTTCTTTGACATTCACAGCCTAATAGCTAGCGGATTAGGGTGGCTAGTCCTTCCGCTTCGGTTATACACACATACGCATCAACATAAAGTTAACATGCCTCGAGGGCCACTGATTCAGGGTTTTCCCTTAACGTTTCATTGTCTTGTCACAGAAGCGACAAATCCTGTTCGTGTCTCCGGCTGAGCGATGAAACACATCTATGACTTCGTCATAACATGTTCCCCTCAGAAAGAGTTGTGCTGTTTGCACGGCTACTTAGTTTCAAAATTCAGGTCAGTGTACATTTTCTCCGAAATGTGTGGTACCGTTAGGAGCTCGCTTAACTCCCGTTTCATCACCTGGCCAAGGCGACGACCCGCAAGGCGGGCTTACAGAACGTCTGTTAACGGCTCATGGAAACTCCTCCAAAGATGAGGCATGTGCGAAACAACGCCAGCTTCGTGAGAAGTCTCCGCAAGGCGGACCCATGAGCTAGGTTCCGCCGTGGTGCGCTGTATGTCCGGGAGAGGCGCGCAATGCTCTCCCGCTATGCCGACGTGAATGTCGGCCACACGCCCAGCTGGGCGGTGGGCTATCTTGTGAGGCTGTAACCACCAGCGAAAATAATTCTATC